AGAATCTCCTGGTGAGTTTAGAGATGTTGAAGCTACAGGTGTAGATTTAAATAGAGCAATTGTACCTCTACCTTATAAAGAACCTTCATCTACTTTATATCAGATGTTAGGTTTTGTTGCAGGTGCAGGACAGAAGTTTGCTGACAGTACAGAACAAGTAATTAATGATTCAACTAACTATGGTCCAGTTGGAACAACTATGGCATTGTTAGAAGCTTCAAGTAAATTTTTTAGTGCAATACATAAACGATTACATTATTCACAAAAAGAAGAATTTAAAATATTAGCAAGAATAAACTTTGAGTCATTACCTGACTCATATCCTTACGAGGTTCCTGGTGCAAGTCCAACCATATTGAAGATGGACTTTGATGGTAAGATAGATGTCATTCCTGTAAGTGACCCTAATATACCTTCAAGTGCTCATAGATTAATGCTTTCACAGTTGGCTCTTCAGTTAGCCAGTCAAGCACCACCAGGAACTTATAATATACAGGCATTGCATAGAACAATATTACAAGCTGCAAATATGCCTAACTTGGAAGCTATACTTCCACCACAAATACAGCCACAGGCACTTGACCCTGTATCAGATATACAGGCAGCAGTAAAAGGTATGCCAATAGCTGCATTCCCTGGACAAGACCATATGGCACATATTACAGTTAAGTCTTCATATTTAACTGACCCAATGAATGGTGGTAGTCCTATTATGCAAAAAGTACAACCAGTGCTTGAAGCAAATATAAAAGAACATATGATTATGAGATACCAAGAACAAATTAATGGAATGGTATCAGGAGTAGCTACTGACCCTGCAACATTACAACAAGTACAGGCTCAAGCTGCCCAACAGATTTCACAAGCCAATCAAGCAATGGGTAAAATGGAAACACCTGAGCAACAAATGGTTGAGCTTGAGAAAAAGAGATTAGAGATTGAGTCAGAAAAACTTGGTCTTGAGGCTCTACAAGAAGCTGCAAACTTAGCTGTTAAACAAAGAGAACTAACTCTTAAAGAAGAAGACCAAGGTATTAAAGCTTTAAAAGATGGTGCTAGTATAGCAGTTAAGAGAACTGAAGGTGAAAAGAATCGTCAGTCTAAAATTGCAGGTCAAGCAATTAAAACTCTTGGTGACTTAGCTAAAGAAGAAATGAAAGGAGAAGACTAATGAGTGAATTAATTAAAGGTCCTAAACAAGGAAAAGGTTATGGTGACTGGTCTAAAATATCTAGCACTGAATATTCAGTTCGTGCTAAAAAAGGTATTCTAAGACAAGACCCACCTAATACTTATAAAGTTAAATAACAACTATGATACAAAAAATTATTTCTGAGATTGAGAAGGAATTAAATCTGGAAATAAGTCAAATTCAAAAATCATTAGGGGATGGTAATTGTGAGGACTATTCTCGTTATCAACAAATGGTAGGTTCAATTACTGGATTGAATATGGCTATAGCTATAACTAAAAATGTTTATAAAAATATGATTGATGGAGATGATGATGAGAACGATTAAAATGGAAAAGGCAGTAAATAATAATGAATGGATTGAAGATGAAGAAAAAGCTGACCCAGAAGTTTTACCTAGTCTGCCTGGCTACCACATATTGGTTCGCCCTGTTTCGGTAAAAAGTAAAACTAAAGGTGGATTATTACTACCTGATTCAGTAAAAGATGATGTAGCTTATTTAACTACAGTAGGTAAAGTTTTAGCTGTAGGAGATTTAGCTTACAAAGATGAAGATAAATTTCCAAATGGTAAATGGTGTGATGTTGGAGACTATGTTTGTTATGCTAGACATACAGGTCAAAAACTTTATTACAAAGGTGTAAGACTATTATTATTATTTGATGACCAAGTAATGATGAAAGTTGATGAACCAACTAACTTAGATATGACATATAACCTATCAAACTAAGAAGGAGAGTAATATGAAACTTACAAAAAACATTGTAAAGTTTTCCAACTTTTTAATTAGAATACCAAAAGATATGAAAGGTATTTGGGATTCTTCTGAAAATCGTTGGGGATATAGGAAGATTAATAATGACTAAATTATGTGCAAGGGGGAAAAATGCTGCGAAACGTAAATTTAAAGTTTATCCTAGTGCGTATGCAAATGCGTATGCTTCTAAAATCTGTGCAGGAAAAATTAAAGACCCTAGTGGTAAAAAGCAAAAAGATTGGAAAGGCAGTGCAAAGAGTATGGCAAAAGGTAAAAGAGTGGGTAAGCCACAAGGTAAAATTGCTAAAGGTTGTGGTGCTGTTATGGCAAATAGACGAAAGCGAACTAAAATTACTTAGTGAGAAATATAAAAAAGAAAAAGGTAAAAGACCTGAAGAGGTATAGATGAAAAAGAAAAAAGGTGGTGGACTTAAAAAATGGTTTAAAGAAGACTGGGTAGATATATCTACTGGTAAAAAATGTGGACGTAAATCAGCTAAATCATCAAAAAGAAAATATCCTGTATGTAGACCAAAAGCAGTTGCAAATAAAATGTCTGCATCACAAAAATCTTCAGCAATAAAAAGAAAAAGGGCAAAGACTAATGTAGGACCTAAACCAACTTCTATTAGGTACCCTATTAGTGCAAGTGGACGAAAACAAAAAGTAAAAACAAAAAGGGGATAGACTATGATTGACCCATTTACAGCTTTTGCAGCTTTGAAGGGAGCTACAGAAGTTATATCACAGGGTATTAAAACAGGTAAAGATTTAGTAAATATGTCAGGTGCTGTAAGTAAATGGGCAAAGGCAGAAGCTAATCTACAGGTTATTGCTAGTGAGAAACCAAAAGGTTTAGGAAAACTATTTGGTAAGTTAACAGGTGCTGAACAAAATGCAATTGATGCACATTTTAGAAAAGAAGAAGCAAATAGACTTCGTGATGAAATGCGAAGTATGTTTTTATTATATGGGTCTGCTGGTCAATGGGAAAGATTACAAAAAGAAATTGCAGTTGAAAGAAAAAGACAAGCAGATTTTTTAAGACAAAAAATAGCTGCAGAAAAACGTAAAAAAAATATTATCATATGGACATTAGCTGTAATATTTGGAGCATCATTTATAGCTTTTGAAATATATATATTAACAAACCACATTTAAGAAAGGAGAAAACTATGCCTCATGGAAAAGGTACTTATGGAAGTAAAGTAGGTAGACCACCTAAGAAAATGAAACATGGTAGAAGTGTTAGACGTTCTAAAAAGTAAAATAAATACTTGTATGCTATGGTAAACTATAGTATTATAGTAACATTAAACATTGCGTAATCGTTTGGTTCGCATCAACGGAGATAAAAAAATGGAAGTAGAACAAAAGGAAGAATGGAGTGATATTGACACTTCAAAACCTGAATCTAAAGAAGAAGACAAAGTAGACTTTGAGGTTGAAAAAACTTCTGAAGATAAAGAAGAAAAGGTTGAAGCTGTAGTTGAAGAACAACCTGTAGCTGAAACTAAAACTGAAACGAAGAAGGAAGATACTCAACCAGAGGAACAACCTGATGAAGCTAAAGACATTGAGTCTGAAAGAGCACAAAAAAGAATACGTCAGTTAGTTCGTCAAAGAAAAGAAAAGGAAGAAGAAGTTGCCAGACTTTTAGCTGATAAACAAGAACTAGAAAAAAGACTTACAAAAAATCAAGATAACCAATTTGATTTAACTAAGACAAGTCTTGAGTCTCAAGAAAAAGGTTTAGAAAATCAACTTAATCTTGCTAAACAAAATTACTTAGATGCTTTTGAAAAAGATGATAAGAGTCAGTTATTAAAAGCACAAGAAGCTTTAAATGAAGCACAGATTAATTTAAATAATGTAAAAACAAATAAGGTAAATTTTGATAAAGATTACGAGAATTACCAGAACACAGTTAAACAACAGCCTGTTCAACAATCTCAACCTCAACAACCCAAATACGACCCTAAAGCAGTCGCATGGGCAGAAAAGAATGAGTGGTTTGGTCAAGACAAAATAATGACTGCTGCAGCACTAGCTTTAGATGCTCAGTTAAAAGAAGAAGGTTTTGACCCAGCAGATGATGACTTCTATGGTGAAGTTGATACTAGACTTAGAAAAACATTTCCAACTAAGTTTGAAACATCTGAACAGGAAACTCAACAAGTTCGTCAGAAGGCTACGTCAAGTCCTTCCCAAGTGGTAGCAGGAACATCTCGCACTCCTGCCTCTAAAAAAATCAAGCTAAGTCAAGAAGACGTTAGGTTGGCTAATAAATGGAATATACCACTAGATAGGTATGCAAAAGAAAAGTCTAAAGTAGAGACTGGAGAAGAGTATACTACAATAACAACACAAATGCGTAGGAGTTAAAAATGGCTATTAATAAAACAAAACGTAATGAAGAAACTAGAGAAGCTACTTCAAAACAAGAAACAACTTCATTTGAAGAAACTAATTTTTTACATATACCTGAAGGAGTTAAAAACAGATTTGATTCTCAAGGTATGTCTTTAAGATGGATTAGGATTACATTAAATGGAGAAGATGATTACAAGAACGTAGGTAAAAGACAACGTGAAGGTTGGATATTTGTTTCCCCTGAAGAAGTTCCAGAGTTAGCTTCAACATCTATTGTTAAAGAAGGTGGTAGATATAATGGAGTCGTTTCCAGTGGTGATGTTGCATTAGCAAAAATACCCACAGATAAAATGGTAGCTAGGCAAGAGTATTATCATAATAAGCATAAGCAACAAGAAGATTCTCTTGATGCAAACTTACGTGCTCAATCTGATTCTCGTATGCCAATAACTAACTCAAGTAAATCAACAGTTACAAAAGGTCGTGAACCTCGTTTTCAAAGATAGTTTGTAACAAATATAAATTATTCTTAATTGAAGGAGATAACAAATGAGTGCAAGTAAAGCATTATTTGGAATGGTCCCATTGAGAAAAGTTGGTTCAAATGCTAATTCTACTGCTCAAACTCAGTATAATATTGCTAATGGACTAGCTTCTAATATTTTTCATGGAGACCTAGTTATGATGTCTGCTGGTAATCTTACACCAGTAGCAACAACAACTGACTATGCTGTAGGTGTTTTTGTAGGCTGTGAATATACAGACCCTACTTCAAAACAACCCACGTTTAGTCGTTACTTTCCTGCAAATACTTCAAGTGCTATTGGTAACCCAGTAGGATTTGTTGTTGATGACCCTTATGCTACGTTTATGATACAAGCAGATGCGTCAGTTACTGCAGGTGATATTAACTCACAAAACTTTGCTGTGACTTTAGGTAGTGGTAGCACTGTTACTGGTAATTCAGGTTTTGGTATTAAAGCTTCAACTAGAGCAACTGCAACCAAAGCTGTAAGACCAATAGCAATGATTGACGAACCTAACAATGCCTTAACAGGTACTGATGGTGCGTACCCTAAACTTGAAGTCAAAATCGTCCAACACTGGATGAAACGTCAGGCAACAGCATAACATAGAAGGAGAAATAATATGGCTATAAATAGAGCAAGTATTGCAAAACAACTTCTTCCAGGACTTAATGCTGTTTTTGGTGTTGAGTATGGTGATGTAAATGACGAACATACACCCCTATTTGAAACTGAAAATTCAGATAGGTCTTTTGAAGAAGAAGTGCTATTCACAGGATTTGGCACAGCTCCAGTAAAATCTGAAGGTGCTGCTGTTTCTTTTGATGATGCACAAGAATCGTTCACAGCTAGATATAACCACGAAACAGTGGCTTTAGCTTTTTCAATTACTGAAGAAGCAATGGAAGATAATCTATATGATACTTTCGCTAAAGTTCGTTCTCGTGCACTAGCTAGAGCAATGGCTAACACTAAACAAGTAAAAGCAGCAGCTATTTTTAATAATGGCTTCACTGCTGGTGATTCTGCAATTGGAGATGGTCAAGCATTCTTCGCTTCAACTCACCCAGTTGTTGGTGGTGGTACACAAAGTAACCTCTTAGCTGCAGCAGATTTAGCTGAAGCAGCTTTGGAAACTGCGTTAATTTCAATTGATGGAACTAAAGATGACAGAGGTATCTTAATTGGTGCACAAGCTCAATCTTTACACATTCCATCTGACCTTAAATTTACTGCTGATAGGCTTCTAGCTTCTCCAGGTAAAGTTGGGTCTGCAAACAACGACATTAACGCAATTAGAAACATGGGAGTAATTCCTGGTGGTTATACTGTAAACAGAAGATTTACAGACACCAATGCTTACTTCATTAAAACTGACGTACCTAATGGTACTAAAATGTTTGTGAGAGTTCCTCTACAAACTAAAATGGAACCAGATTTTGATACTGGTAACGTCAGATTTAAAGCAAGAGAGAGATACTCTTTTGGTGTTTCTGATTGGAGAGGATTCTTTGGTTCTGCAGGTGGCAGCTAGAATCTAACATATAAGGGGTC